ATAGTTGACCGAAGCCGCCGAATAAGGCACACCAGAACCATCATCACTAAACGACGCAACAACACCAGCAGAAGTAATCGTCTTATTGCCGTTAATAAAGTTCACAAAACCGTTTTTGCCAACAAAAAGTTGACCCTGCTCAGAAGCCTCAACCTGAATCAGATAATCCAACACGCCACCATCAAAAACATCTGCGCCAACAGTCTGTGCGCCCGCCTCGATGTTCCGATCCGTCAAAGGCCAAGCCACAGTTGGTTGTGACAAAACTGCGTTGACCCGTTCACCCGTCGTTTGCGGTGTCGCCGTTCCAGCGGTCAAAGACTGTTGAGCAAACAAGGTAAAAGCGTCAGCCGCCTTGATAGAGGCTTTGGACTCACCAGAGGTGGAATAGTCAAAATCCCAATCCTCAATGACACCCGTGAACTGAACAACGCCACCAGTAATGAGACGAATTGCGCGGCGGGGGATAATGTTGCCCGCATAAGGGCTGGAATCGTTTAGCGGGTCAAAAAGACGAGTTTCATTGTTCAACACCACAGACAACTGACCAGCCGAAAACCTGTCCAACTCACGGTTACGCCCACGCTTCACAGAAGCCGACACAACAGAATCAGTAATATCAATCCAAATAGGGCCAGCCACACGATAGGTTGCGCCACCCACCACGCCTCGCACCGGATCACCAACACGAAAATATGGCGCATCACCAGTTGTCAGAAGAAACGAAACCTCAATAGAAGTTGCAACAGTCATCATGCACCCGCAAAGACAGCACCCGAAGTGCGCTCATACTTCTTAATCGAGTTCACAATAATTTCACCAATAGACGCGTCAGCCTTCAAAGTTGAAATGTTTATATTGTAGACAGCACCGCCACCACCGTTGCCCATCATCTTGCCCAAACGGTCAAGCGGAATAACAGCCTCAGCCTGCCCAGCTTCACCAATCGTTGCCAGCGTTCCACCAGGTCGAGGCATCACAATACCGCCCGTCGCCAACTTCACGCCGCCATTGCCGTCAATCGTTTTGAAATTAACACGACCAACAGGTTTGCTTGACTGCAAACCAAAAAGTTGATTCCACCACCTGATTGTTTCCTGAATCGAATCGGAAACATAATTAAACGCCCTACCGATTGAAAAAATAGGCCCCAAAATTACATCAACAATGACCCTGCCATTATCAAGGCGTTCCCAAATTTCCTTAATCACATCAACGGCAACGCCGAGAATGCTAACAAGAACTTGCAAAGGGAAGAAAACAAAATCAAGCCATTTTTTAAACTCTTGAAATTGGGTGCTCGAACCACCAATAGCATCATTAAAAAGCTTAACAACACTTGTGGCTTGTGGTATCAAATAAATAAGTGACGGGATTAGAATTTCTACAAAATCTAGTAATGCTGGCAAAAGATCAATAACCTGTGGCGACAATTCTTTGAACGCGTCAGCCATGTCTTTCAGGAACAAATTAAATTCTGGGTCAGCCACCATAGCGTCAAGTGTTTCAATAAGAATTGGCATGATCTCTTGAACAGCTGGCATCAATGCCTGTCCAATAGCAATTTGTAAATCGCCCCAAACGGCTGTTAGCGTGCGCGCACTGTTAGCCAAACCGTCTTGAGTGCGAGCAAAATCGCCCTGCTGTGTGGTCGTCTGCGCCAAAATTTCAGCCTGTGCCGACAACACTTTTTGCTGTGCAGTCAGCGCACCATTGCCGTCATAAATGCCCATTTCCATCGCACGCGCTTTAAGCGTTGCATCATCGAGCAACACACCAAATCGACGCAACGGCTCAGACTCACCACGCAAACCAGCACCAATGGCTGTAATAGCTTCATCAACCGAGCTGTTATTAAACGAGGCAAGGTCAGAAGCAAGAATCGCAAGCTGTTTCGAAAACGCAGCATTGTCATCACCAGCAAGATTGGCGGCCTTGCCAAAAATACCAAAAGTCTTAACGGCCTCTAAAAATTGTGTCCGAGTCTGACCCAACGCTTTAGGCGCAGTTTTAGCAAAATCCTCGAGTTGCTTAGAAGCATCCCCAAAAACCTGATCAACAGCTGTCCCAACTTCAGCAAAATTTGATGCGGCAATAACAGAATCTTTACCAACCTGAAAAGACGCATAAGAAATACCAACAAGGGCAGCGGTAGCGATAGCACCTGCTGTTCGCGCGAACGAAGCAAGATTTTCTAAACTTGACTGTGCCGCATTAACACCAGACGGATCAAACTTAGAAACAATAGGTAACCGTAATGCGTCAGCCATTAGAGGCCCTCCAACTTCCGGTTAGTACCGTCAACCCAACGATTTAAAATGTTATTTGCTAAGTTATACAAAGTTTGTCTATACGGCATGAACGCCCGGTAAATATACCGTCCACCCCTGTGCCAACCAGGCACAACAGTGTTCAGAGTACGAATCATAGACATGCCCTGAGGAGATTTCCCTGCACTCACGCGGCCCGCCATATCAGCAATAAACATTCCTGCGCCGCCCGTTGGTTTAATCTTAATTTCAACAAGATTAGGGTTCTTCCTTGAAAATCCTGGCGTGATGTGAGTGGTTGCAAATACTGGTGCAAACTGTTTTGGCCCCGGCCTACTCATGCCAGACATGGGGACCGGAAAAGAATTGGCACGATTAACAACCATCTTTGCCAATGGCGCAATAGCTTCTTTCATAGGCGCGCGCAAATCAGCAATCAAATCCTTATCAATGCTTCTAAGAATACGGGTAACCCGCGCAAAATCACGCGCATCGACCTCGGGCCGCAAACTTGTTGCCATGAGGCAAGTCTACTGACCGCCCTCAGCGCGTGAGCGTGACACAGCGACAAGATAGCGTTGCATAGTCCACAACATACGAGGCTCAAGATCCATCAGCTCACGCGGCGAAATCTTAAACTCGTAAGCAAGTTGAGCAATAACCCAGTGTGCTGAGTAACCGCCCAACGGTTCTATTTTTTTGAGTTGCCTTCTTTAACAAGTTGGATAGTCTCTACCCACGGCTCAAACTCAAGTTCAGTAGCCTTCGTGCGCTTCTCAACCGAGTAAGCCAGAAAGAAAAGGTGCGTCAGCTTAGGTGCAGCCAAGCCCGCAATGCTCATATCAAAATGAGCCTCGAAGCGCATCAAATCAACAGCGACAGCACTGACCGTTTTGGCAGTGCCATCGCTGAAGATAATTTCAAGATTGATAGGTTCCATGAAACCTATCTTACAGCTTTAAGCTGTGGCGCGTGCCATCGGGCCCGCAAAAGCCCAAGTGGTGCTGAATGTGAGCAAATCACCAATGCTGCCCGCGACGGGAGAATAAGCACTGACCACGGCTGAAATCGTATAACGGGGATTTGTTGCAGAAACCGCGGTTCCATTAGGCATAACCGTGACAGTTCCAACCGATCCAAACGCCGACGAAAGAACCGAGTCAACCGATGAGGCAGCAAAGTCTTGGTGCCAGTCAATCTGAATCGAACCATCCTTCAAACCAGCAACGCGTGAACGCCAGCCAGTGCCACCAAAAGCGGTAGTTTCAATCTCGTCTGCCGAAGTGTCCAGCGTCACGGCGGCGATATGGTCACTCAAGTCGGTTCCGTTTACGGTCACGACAGCGTTAGTGAAAACCTGCTTTGCCATTTTGTTTTTCTCCTAATATCCGTAAACAGTGACAGTGAAGTCTGCCGCCAAATAAGTTATATCCCCAATGGTAACCGAGCCGACATTAGTCATGCCCTCAACACGACAATCAAACGCAGATTGGCTTAGCTGGCGGTCAGACTCAATAGCCGTCTTAATTGACCCCGCACCCGGTGAAATGTATGCGTCAAGGGTTCGCTGTGCAGTGCGCTCACTCACACGGCCCACAATCACAGTGACCATGAACGAATATGTGGTCAGGCCGCCCTGCAATGCCCCGTCATAATCAACCGTGGTGAGCGATATCACCGCGATAGGTGGGCTGACCTGATCCGGGATAGTTTCGGCAACCCGTAGCCCGCGAATCGTGGCAAGGTTCTTACCCAATCCGGCACGAATGAGCGCAATGCTCATGCAATGCTCACCTTCTGGTAAGGCGCAAGCAAAGCCTGAATGTCTGAGTCAATACGGCTCACCCGAATCGCACCCAAATCGCCCATTCCCACAACACCCAACGGTGAGTCAAAACGCTTAAAAAGGCGTTGCGCCAAAATGACACACGCCATGCGAACATCAACCGGGATAGCCGACCACCCGAAGACGCCCGCCACCTGAACAGTCACATTCCGCATAATCGGGAAAGTGTAGTTACCGATAGCCCTCACCCGCGTGTAAGGCTGTGTGAGCCCGCCCACAATGCCGTTAGTCGGTTCGAGCTGGTAGTCAGCCACGCCCCAAGTGGTATCCCAAGCGGTTTGTGCCGTTGTCTTCAGAGTGGTCAACGAAACAAGGTCATCAATCTCCAACAAGAAATTGTCGTCAGCCCGATAAGTGCGCGTCGCCGTCGTCGGATAAAACACCCGCTGGCAGTAAGAATCAATCTCGCGCGATGCCGCCTCAATACTCATTTCGATGAGGCTATCGTCTACCGCGTCAGTGATCCGCAGCGC